GATCATAGTTATACCCAATAAGATACTTGGGATTATAATGAATAAGTTACAATAAAATTCAAAGCACCATATGATTGGTAACATGATGAACCATATTATACCAATGATAATTTCCATTGGTTCAGTATCATAATAACTGAAAATATTAAGTATTTTACTTTTCATTATAAATATATATATCTTATATTTGCCAGGTTAGTCCCTTGGCTATACACTTATAATATACAAAAATAATTTTATTAATTAACCTTTTAAACAAAAATTCCTTATGGATAAAATCAACCCTTTAATTTTCAGAAACAGATTTAATATAGAACTTCTACCAACAGAACCTATACTTGGTCTTAAACTTATTAACTGTCAAGTACTATGTGAAGATGATATTTACCGTCTTGTCTCAGGTATAGAGATTGGTTTTATTTTTTTTACAATCAGTTATGCAAATATGCACAATAATTAAACATAAAATATGAAACAAGTATTTGAAAAATATAAAAATATGCAAGTAGTGCATAATAATTATAAAGGTCATGTATGTGGATATAATGATTCTCATATAATTTTAGCTGTAGAAACTAAAAATGATCAAAAGTTTTCTAGAAAATTACAATCTCCTATAATTATGGAAGAATATAAAGATGTAAAATATAGATACATTTTTGAAGATGAACGTGAATTAATTAAACAATCTAAGAATGAAAGCAATAAAAATAGATGAAGCTCTCTTAACTCTTGGGGATATCTCAGATAGAACAAGTATATCAAAAAAAGTATTACTTTGTATAATAAGAAAATTAAAAATTCCTAGACAAAGAACTCCTGGTATGAAGGGTTATACATTTACTAATGAACAATTTAAAGTAATATGTTCTGATGATTATGTATTTGAAAAAATGTATAATTATAGATTACGTGATTATGATAGACCACCTGTAGTAATAACTTATCATTATTATCATTCTAAAATGAATATCTAAAAATCAACCTATAGGTTTATTTAATGTATGAAATATAATACTTAATGATTAATTTTTCATACATTTGTAAAAAAACACATGGAAGATAATTTAATTTATGGTATTGTTGACCCTACTGATAATACATGTATGTATGTTGGAAAAACAACAGAAGGTATAAAAAGACCTGCAATTCACTTAATCCATTCTCATAATATAAATTTAAGAGAATGGGTTTGTGAATTACGTAATAATAATCTTGTACCAAATATTATTATTTTAGAAAAAGGATTGACTTTAGATAATATTGATGCTAGAGAACTTTTTTGGATTAATAAATATAAGAAACTAAATGTTAATCTATTCAATAAACAACTTTTACAAAAACCAAATGAATGTATTGAATATTCTACTGAAGATTTACAATATTTAAATAAAATGTTAAATGATTTAAATTCAATAATAAAATCAGTTAGATATAAATTTAATATAACACAACAAGAGCTAGCTAATCTTTGTGAAGTTAGTAGAAGCACAATATCAGAAGCAGAAAAAAATAATAAAATAAATAGTGAGCTATTAATAAAAATAATAAATGTAAAAAGAGAATATATGCCTGCGGATAGAGCACCTGGAGGATGGGATAGTTGGTTAACAGTATCTCCAATTGAAAAAATAGAAACTTATTTTTCAAAAAATATAAGAATAGGAAGAAAGTAATATTATAACAATAAAAAAGCCATCATTTTTAAGGTTTAATGATGGCTTTCTCCTACATTATATGTTTCTACATATAGTATTTTATGTTAGCTATATTGCGTATTACAATATGCAATTGCATATAATTATTTGATGTAGAAATCTTGTGCTTTAATCATGTTATCCCATTTCTGTATAGAATATAAAATAGGAACAACATCTGCCCAGTTTTTGTATACTTTTAATTGACCTTTATTAGGTTTATTTTGATATACATAATCTTTATCAGCATAAAAGTCATCTTTACCTTCTACTATATAAGCCAATGGTGTCATATAACTTAATGATAGTGCTTCACCTAATTCACCTAATGTTCTTGTAGTTGCAATTGGTGATTTCATTATTGAGTAAATTTGTTTTGGACTTTCTGGAAAAACTACTGTAAATAATACCATCTCTTTATATGTTCTATCTCCTTGTAGTCTTACAAGATTTTTTAATCTTTTTGTTAATTCTTCATCATCATCATCACCGGCTAATATACCCGCTAATAATGAATTTAATACAATCACACTTAACATAATACCAAGTTCACCAGTTGTTCTATAAAAACCTCTAAGTTTATCTTCTGCTTTTTGATCTAAATTTCCACCTTCTCCGGTAAAACCATAAGCTTTTTTAAAACTTTCATTATATTTAGCAGGATTAATACTAACATTACCTCTTACCATTTCACCTTTAACATGATTTAAAAATTTAAGCCATGATCTATATCTACCTTCAATCCATCCTAAATTTTGATCAAAATATTCTCTTCTAAATCTAGATCTAATTGCAGGTGCAACCCACTTATGAAACTGTGTTGCTAAATTTCCAAGGGTATGTCCTTGAATAACCATTCTATCTTCTTTAGCATAGTTACCGTGAATTTGTTTATTTACTTCTCTAATTTCATTTCTTAAATCATATCTGAATTGATCACTATATGGTTGTTCAGTTCCATTTTTATTTACAATAGTATCATATCCATCCATCAATTCATTTTTATGTGTTTCTGCATTATATTGAAATGCATCATAAAGAGATAATGTTTCACCAGTTTTGCTATTTTTAATTGTAGCATCCATAAGTATAGCCATACCAACTTTAGTTTGTACATTATATTCAGCAGCATCTTGTATTATATAACCCCATTCTTTAAACCTTGACCAAATAGATTTGCTATCAAACTCAGAAGTATTTTCACGTATATCTGTTGCTTTATCCATCATTCTGAACATATCTACAAATGCTTCATATTTAGAGTTAGCTTTATTTGCATCATAATCAGATTTTTTTAATCCAGCTTTTCCTAATGTAGCAATATCAGCAATATCAGTTAAGGCTGCACTTGTTCTATTTAATAATCCAGGAATACCTTGGACATTGTATTCTTTAGATGCTCTTAGATAATTTTGTTTACTAAAGTATCTGCTACCCAACATCTCAATACCATTGTTGATTCTACCCATAACGTAGTTATTAAGGTTACCAAATGGATTAAATGCTACATAAGATAATGAAGATAAACCAATAAGTTCATCAGCAATTTTATCAATCATTCCTTTTGTTGCAAGCTCATTATCATAATAAATCATTGACATATATTTCTTAGCTCTTCTTAAAGCATTAGAATCTGTACCTTTAATTGTACCTACTTTTTTAAATTTATTGTCAATTTTAGTACCTAAACTTACTGCAGGATCAGCTGGTGTATAAGTTCTATTCTCAATAACTTTTACCATTGCAGTAAGAGTATCTTCAATTTCACCCATTACTTCATAATGCTCTGCCATTGCACTAAACTTAAGTAAAGCATTAGTCATATCTTTATTAAGTTCACCTAATGAAGGCTGGCTTCTAAGTTGTGCTGCTTTACCATTAAGTAATGCTAATTCTGCTTTGTATGCTTCAGGGCCAATTGTTCCTTGTCTTTTTTTATCTTTTAATGCTGTTATTTCTGTTTCAACATTAGCAAGATCTTCATCTACTCTTAACTTACCTGTATAGAATATAGGTAGTGAATCAACAAAATTACCCTGCTCATCAAGTAAAACATTTTTTTGTGTTGCTGTTTCTTGTGTAAAGTTTTTAACACCTCTAACCATATCAGCATACATTTTAGTAACAACATTTGGTTGGTTCTTTAATGTATCTAAAATATTATTTTTAACAATAGGAACCCGCCCTGCCATTTGATCTTTAATTCCTTGTGGTAATTTGTTTAATAACTCAGTTTCATAATAAGTAATAAACATATTATAGAAATTTCTTTGAGCAATGCTTAATGCATCTGTTTTATTAGGATCCATTAGTTCAGCATACTTTTTACTACGCATATCTTGACCAGACTGTGATATTTCTCTAGCTACTCTGAATTGAACTTTTGGAGAACGTAATACTTGTTCTTTTGATATTGCTCCTGTTGGTTCACCATTAGCTCTTAATGCTTTAGTATATGTACCAAAATTATAATACTTAGCTTCATACACTGCATAGTCTCTATCTGAAATTCTTGGCTTTCTATACCAAGTTCCATATTCTTTATTTTTAGATGGTACCCAAAATTCATATCTATTTCTTACGTTTATAAAATCATCAGTATATCTATGATATTCACCATCAATTCTTTGACCCTCAGCATCTGATCCCTCAGCTTGAAAGAATTTACTAAATGCAGCTTTCTTTTTAGCTAATTCAATATTGTATTTAATATCTTCCGGTTTTGCTTTATCTAAATTGCTTACATCTCTGTATTCATATGGATTACCATTATCATCATATAGTTCACTTCTTAATGATTGTTGCATTGAATAATATTGTTGACCAATTTTTTGGGTGTAGAACCCTGTAAACTGACCATCTTTATCATACTCTAACATAAAATCATAAAGACTTTGCAAATCTTTATTTCCTGAAAGTTTTAATAACTCATTACCTGCGTTTCTAATTACAAATTCTCTTTCTTCAATTTTATCTAAAAGTTTTTGTTTTTGACTCTTATATATTTTATCCATTACGGCAAGTATAGGATCTTTTTGAGTAGCCATATCTTGTACATTTAATGCATCCATTGCAATATCTGGAGCTATAACTAAAAGATCATCTAGCATATCTTCTGTAAATGCACTACCCTTACCACCCCAATCATTAGTTGATCTAGTTCTAATAGTTTCTTTTACATAATTAATAATAGCATCATTAATCAAACCTTCTTTACCATTAGTACCTAAAAGTTTATTTTGTTCAAGTTGCATTTGAAGAACCAGTGTTCTTTGTGTGGCATTAAGTTCCTTAGAATCTTTAATTGAATATAAAGCTTCAAATGTACTTAGGAATCTATTAAAGTTTAAAGCATATGTAATATACTCAGGTTTGTTTACATTAGCAGGATCTTCAACATATGCTGTAAATTTTTGCATTTGATTTAAAGAAGCTCTCAATAAATTAGTATAAGTTTGAGATCTAGCTATTGGTCCTGTATTAATATTACTAGCAATGTATGCTAATGTACTTGCAATATCATCACGTGTTTGTTCTTTAGTTTTATCTCTATAAACATTAGTCTTAAGTCTATCTAAAGCTTTATCTTGCTCTACTAAAGCCATACTATAGTTTTGCAATGCATCAAAAATAGTATTATATTCAGGATACTGTTGAGCATCAATTGTATCAGCAATTTTTTCTAATGCATCTATATCTTGATCACCACGGTAGATAGCATCTTCTGCATTACCAATTGCTCTATCAAGGCTTTCTTTTTCTGTATTATTCATTACAGATGGGACAAGCATATCAACGTATAATAAGTTTTCAGATAGTGGATGTTCAACTCTACCATCTAATTTAAAGTTACCATTAAATACTTGTTCTTTTCCTACACCAGTTATATCTACTTGTATATGAAATGTAATAGCACCACCATCACCTTCATAAACAGTGTAACCCATGTTTTCAAACATACGTCTGTAAAGATTTACTTGAAGATTATGTTGGGCTATGGTTGATAGTTTGTCAACTCCATATAATTTTTTAAGATCACTACCAAGATATATTTTTGGTGAGCCATCTGCATTTAAAATAGGATTTCCTTTTGCATCTAAAGCGGGCATATCCTCTTTTAATTCATATTCTTTTATTTCATACTTAGTACCTTGAGTTCTACCGGGTATTTTATTTTTTACTGCATCAACAAAAGTTCTATCATAAATAGAATTTTTACTTGTTTTTAAATCTACAATTCTAATTTTACCATTCTTATCTATAACAACTAAGTCAGCTGTACCAGCAAGTTTTGTTGCTTCATCAAATACAACTACTTGAGAAATACCAATAGCACCTTGTGGAATTAACTGTGTAAGTTGTTCTTCCAACATATTAAACATTTTTGTAGCCAGTGCTTCATCTAAAACTTTCATACTAGGGAATGCTTCTTCAAATGATTGCTCTGATATTATTGCATCTAATAAAGCATCTACGTCATTACCAATGGCTAGATTAAGTTGTACATCTTCTTCATTAGCAAGTTGGCCTTTAATTGCTGTAGTAACTGATTTATAGATTTCACGGTTAGTAATATCTACATAGGTATGATCTTCTTTATTAAGGACCACAATTGTATTTGCAGAAGCTGTGTCACTTAAGTTTGCAGATAATGAATCTATTTCTTCTTTTGAACTAATAGCAACAT